GAGCTACACTTCAATAGCTATGACAGCTCTTCGGCTCGTGGCCATGAGTATCTTTACTTCCACAAAAGTGCCAACGGCAAGCGGCTCGCCCAAGCGTTTTCAGACAACCACGAACAGCACTTGCCTGATATGGTTGTTCGAGGCCCTAAAGCAGTCTATCCGAAAGGTCGTGGATATTTGTTTCTCAAAGGCGTTAAGCCTGTCGCCGTAATCTGCGAGCCTTTCTTTGGTAGTTCTCCCGCAGAGTGGGTCACCTATTCTAACAACCGACGGCTGTTGGTGGAGATTTACGCCGATGCCATCTGTGATTATTTTGCACTAGCATGAGAGACTACAAAAAGGAATATCGCGAATACCACGGCAAGCCAGAGCAACGCAAAAGACGCTCTAGTCGCGTTATGGCCCGTCGCCTCATGAAGAAACGGCTGGGAGCAAAAGCAGTTGCCGGAAAAGACATCGACCACAAAGATGGCGACCCACGCAACAACTCTCCGTCCAACCTTCGCGTGATGAATAAATCGCGTAACCGATCCAAAAAATGAAATCGCGAGTCAACGAAGCAGGCAACTACACGAAGCCTACGATGAGGAAGCGTCTTTTCAACGAGATAAAGGCCGGAACCAAAGGCGGCAAAGCTGGCCAGTGGTCTGCTCGCAAAGCACAACTACTTGCTGCTCGCTACAAAAAAGCCGGAGGAGGCTACAGAGACTAATGCCAAAACGAGCACCACAGAAATCATTGGACAGCTGGACCCGCGAGAAGTGGGGCACCAAGTCCGGAAAACCTTCGCTTGAAACTGGTGAGCGATACTTGCCGAAAGCAGCACGTGAAGCTCTTACTGACGAAGAGTATTCCAGAACCAGTCAGAAGAAACGCGAAGGCATGAGGGCGGGCAAGCAGTTCGTCAAGCAGCCTAAGTCCATCGCGGAGAAGACCGCGAAATACCGGAGCAAGAAGAGGCTCCTTCAATCAGCGCGTAAGCGCAAAGGATGAGCCGATTTGTCGTCTATAAACCCCTCAAAGAAGATGTCGCTGAAGCCTTCAGCCGATCCCAAAAACTCGGCATCACGCCTTCGTCGTTCACTCACGGCAAAGGCCGTATGATTGGGTTCTTAGGCGAAGTCGCCTTTGAGCGGACATTTCCGGAGGCCACTTACGTTGGCGACAAATCCTACACGCATGACTACGAGCTGAATGGCAAGAACATCGACGTGAAATCCAAGTCATGCAACAGCCGACCGATGGTTCACTACATCGCTTCGGTCAACAAGCCAAAAGGCAAGAAGCTGCCCAAAGGGAACATATATTTTTTTATGCGTGTTCACACAGACTTTTCTCGTGTGTGGTTGTGCGGCTGGGCGACTCAGAAAGCCATTGAAAAACCGAAATACTTCAAAAGAAAAGGTGAATCCGACGATGCCGGATTCACCTTCTTGTCTGACGGGTATCACCTACCGATACGCAATACCAGACGGACAGATTCGTTTATGGTCTAGCCCCGATGTCGTAGGTCTCCGAAAGATTCACGACCCACAGCTTACCGCCGCCCTGACCAGCAGAACTGACAGGCCGAATGTGTGGATTAACGCGACTCGCTTCTTCGAGCGTGGCCATTCCACGGCGCACGAACTCCAGATTGTTTGACATGCCGACTGAGCGACCATTGTTGAAATCGTGCAGCATGACCTGAAATTCAGTCAGTGTGCCACGCCATTCCGGAACAGTAGGATCAGCTTCGCGGCAGCGTTTGGCGAAGAACTCAACCAGCTCTGCAATCGCACTGCGACTGCTGTTGTCGTAAGCGGCATCTGCAATGGCCGGATCAATGTAGCTCTTCACCCCGAAGCGTCCGGTATCCCGCACGCCGACAGGTGGAACAAAGTCCAGAAGGAACTTCGCGAAATATGGAAGCTCGTCAGAGATGGTAGCTTCCAGCTGCTGATTGGGCGGAAACTCGTTGGTCGCGGTGTCACTCACCAGCAGCGCGATGATCTTGTCGCGGTTGCTGCTATCCAATGACGGAATCACTGACAAACTGTTCGCATCCATGTTGAGCGACAGTGTCACGCGGCCCGACCATGGCACCGAAAGGGCATCAGCATACTTCGCTTGATACTCGATGCGAGGGTTGGCTACGGCACGCTTGAGCAGTTCGGTCGCACGCCGCTGGTCCTGAAAGCTCGCAGCCGACGTCGTATCATCAATGACCCAGCTCGCAACGCGACCCAAATCTTTGTTGAACTTCGTCTGGCCAGACAGGTAATCCGAAGCATCTGCAAAGCCGCCAACCAGACCACTGATGATCTTGTTTGACAGCAGCGATTTGCCTCTTCCAGTCGGGCCAACGAGAATCATTGCTTGGCCCTGCATGTTCTTCTTAAAGTGAACCGCTTCGTAGAAGCGTTTCATCCATGCGTAGAAGTAGTCGAGTGTAGGCTGGTCACCGGAATCAACAAAGAGTTGGTTCAGCCACTGGTGAATGAATGGCCAGTTTGTTGGCTCACCACTCACTTCTGGCTCGACGGCAACAAGATTCGAGCAGTTCAGAATCCGGCTACCATTATAGCTGACTATGCGATCAGACGAGAACACAACGGGCGCGATCTCGTCGATGCGGTTGTGGTTACTGACGGTCAGGATGGCTGACTCAACTTCGCTGATGGTTTGACCTTTCTTGACTCGTGGTGAGAATCCGGCTTGCCGAAGTTCCAACACAAGCTGCTCTTTGGGAATCGTGACTGCATTATTGTGCAGCAGCTTGAAGAAGCTACGACCATTGAACCAGTATTCGTCCAGCAGTGATGTCAGCTTCTTGTCCTCAAAGTCTTTCACGAAAGACTGACCAAAGATGTCTGACCAGCTCATGAAGCCTTTGCCCGCACGGTCACTATAGCAGACGATTCCGTCTTCAACCACTTGGCAACCGTCGCGATTGATCCCGTCGTCGATCCAGAACAACGGACCACGTGAACCAACTTCAAATGGTCCGGACCAACGATTCGGGAATCGGTCTTCGACTTCTTTGGCCACAACATCAATCGGAATGTTCGTGTCGCCGGACTGCGGAGGCTTTGTCGCGATGATCTTTGCCAGCACACTATGCAGGAAAGAGTCTTCGAGTCGGTCTCCTACTTTGGTCCAGTCTTCACCCAACTCGAAATACTGACTCGCTTTGAGCGAAGTCTCGTCGAAGCCGCCGAACGATGTTGGAATGCGTAGCTTTTTAGCAAGCCCGCTCATGAATGGCGTGTAGCTTTCGGGCGCAATCGGCAGAGTGGACTCGAACTCCCAAACGAGCCGGAGATAGCCCGACTGTGTTTTGGTGTAGTATGTCGGCTTGAACTCTTTGAAGCGCATATCCAGATCAGTGGCAATCGTGGTCCAGTTGACTTTCACGCCTGCGTCGTAATCAGCAATGATGCCGCTGACTTTGTTGACCGGATTGTCGTTGCTGATTCGCTTCGCCGGAGCACGGCCCTCAGACAAGCTGTAGAACACGTGGTCCGTTTTGTCATCAGCGCACCACTTTCGGTATTCAGCTTTGGTGGCAAACGCTGGTTTGGTTTTCTTCAGTTTACTAAGATCACTCGCAGAGTAGGTCTTCGTATCTCTCAGGTTTTTCAGGTATCGGTAGTTCATCGGTAGTTATTTCTGGTATCTGTCCAAAATGGAGCCTTCGGAGTCGAGCGGAATGTCCGGAATCCAATCCGGTGGTGTTGACATGATCTTGGTCAGCTTTGCAGCGACCTCATCAGCCCGTTCTTCATCACACTCAACAACAACTTCATCATGCACGTGCAGGATAATATGCTCTCCAGCCTTCTCGATTTCAAGCATCATGTGACAGAAAATGTCGCGAGCCAGTTTCTGTGACATGTTCTCAGCGATCACACCGCCCCAAAGCTTCATCGGTTGCTTGCGTCCGTTGCGCTCCATCAGAGCAACATATTGCGCTTTGCCTTTGAATCGCATCTGCCGCAGCTTGCCGTAGTTCATCACGTTGCCAGACGGCAAATCGAATGCCAGCGGAACGCTCGCAGTGTGTGCCGTTCGGACTTCGTTGTTCAGCTTGCGCCAGTAGGCCGGAATCTTGCGCAGCTTACGGCGGTAAAGATCCACAGATTTCTCCGCTTCGGCCATTGGCATGTCCGTAATGGCCGCGAACGTAGCAGGGCCACTGCCATATCCACAGCCCAACACCATAGCTTTCACTTTGTGCCGCAACTCTGGATCTTCATTCTTGAGCACACCTCTGTCTTTGGACCAAACGCCAAAACGAATCGCAAATGCTTCGTAGATGTCGTCGCTCGCTGCGATCTCAGCTAGTGTCTCTTTGTCGCCAGCAAGCCAGCACAACGTGCGGACTTCGATCTGTGAAAGGTCAGCAACAACGAGCTTCTTGCCTTTTGGTGCTTCGATGAGATGACGCATGTTCACACCGAACATCTCTTCTCGCGGCATGTTCTGAAGGTTGAGGTTGCCGCCGCTTCCGCTAAAGCGTCCAGTGTGCCCCCCATAATACTTAATGTTACCGTAATACCGATTATCCGGCATCGTGCCTTTGTCGAAGGCATCAAGTTTTTTGGCCAGCGAGTTGATCCGACGCCAGTTTGAGACCGCAGCAACCCAGCGATACTTCTGGCCGTGTTTGGCGATCCACGCTTGTGCGTCTTTGTCGGTCTTTGCAAGTGAAGCAGGCGGCTCAATACCGCACTTGATGCACTCTTCATCAAAGGCTTTCCGGCTCAGTAATGGTTTTTCACCGTTCCATGGAATGCAAGACTCTGCATCGAACAGCTGCTCACGAACTGTCTCTCGGGCACGCTGTAGCGATTCGGGGTTCATGGGCACGCCACGCTGTGCAACAGTCCGGTTCAGTTCGCTGATGGCCTGCTCGAACTCTAACCACTGGTCGGACATCTCCAACCACAACCGCAAACAGAGTTCGGAATCTTTGAGCGCGTATTCGGCGACCTCTTTCTTGAAGTCTTCGTCCATGTCTTCCCACCGCTTGCCTTTCATGTTGTCGCGGGTGTCTTTGCTGACATCCAGACCAAACGCGACAGCCGATGCGTTCTTCAACGAACGGGGCA